TTATATATCTGTCCCTGTTTACGATGAGGAAGGTGATGAAATAAGCCGTGAAAATGTATGGTATGAATACTACATTTACAGGAATGAGTTGATAGTAACTAACCATTCTTTAAACAAAGCACTTAGAGAAGATTTTTACTTTGCTTTAGATCATGAACATTCTGAAACTATAACTATTGAATTATGAGCGAAACAACACCACTAAACGAATGGCCGATTGATAGTCTTTACAGATTATCTGCTATGCTTAAAGGAAGCATTGAATATGATACAATTCCACATGATCCGAAATGGGCTGAGTTTATCAAGAAATACAGATCAACTTTAGATCAGGCTATAAAAGACGCTGAACAAACACTTTTACAATTACCTTTTTAAACCATGAGCGAATTACAGAAACAAGATCAGGATTTAGCCAATGCGCTAATCTTAAACGGTGACCTGTCCAAATTACAGGCTAATCAAAAAGTGGCTTATTACAATGGATATTGCACAAGATTGGGCTTAGACCCGTTTACAAAGCCTTTTGAAATCCTCCGACTGAATGGTAAGGAAGTTCTTTACCTCACACGGGCAGGAGCGCAGCAATTAAATAAACTCCACAAGGTAAGCCATGCCATCACTAACCGTGAATTGGTTGAACAGGCCGGAGTTTACCAGGTAACTGCAAGGGCTGAATCTGACGGGCGCTATACTGAATCTATCGGGGCTGTAAACATCGCAGGGCTTAAAGGTGATGCCTACGCTAACGCCATTATGAAAGCAGAAACAAAGGCAAAGAGAAGGGCCACGCTTGATCTTTTGGGATTAGGAATACTGGATGAAACAGAAGTAGAAACGATACCTCATGCTGAAGTAAAAGAGGAACCAAAGCCTGAACCTTTGGCGGAGGAAGTTATCGAAAGCCTACACACTGAATTTATGAAGCTGTGGGAGCAATACCGCGACCTGACAAGCGACAAACAGGCTGGCCCCTATCATCCTGAGAACTGGAAGGCAAGAACCATCAAAGCCTACCAAGCCGGAATTAAATCTATAATCGAAAAGATCAAAACCGAAAAAGAAAAAGAAACAGTATGATACCAATTATCCCAGATACCCCGTCAAGCGTTCTTCAATTACTAAACGCTGACAAATCAGCCCTTGAAAAGTTTGCTAATACCATCATTCAGGATGTAAAAGAAGGCCGTGAGAATCCTCTGGAAATTCAACTGCTCATTAAAAAGTATGAGTACGTTTTGAATGAAATCAAAGAGAATATCAAAGTAAATGTGACCACTGAGACGGCTAAATATGGTGATAAGGAGTTTGAATATAGTGGTGCGAAATGCCATTACACGCCAACGGCAACAAGTTATGATTTTAGCGTTTGTAATGACTCACAATGGAACGCATTACAAATAGAGTCAATAATGAACAGAAAGAAAATGGTAGAGCGTGAAGCCTTTCTAAAATCCTTAACTGATACTATCACCATTATAAACGATGAAACGGGCGAAATGGAAACCATCTCACCTCCTCAAAAAAAACAGACTTACGGGCTTAAAGTAACATTGAAATGATAACTATATCAGCCCAAATAGAAAACCTTAGTTCCCGTGCTGACAAGTCATGGAAGGTGGTTTTAGGTACTCAGGAACTTAACCCTCAAGAAATAGGAACCATTGGGGCCATGCAAAACCAGGTTTGCTTTGTAGCTATCAATCCCGATCCTTTCACAACAAAACAAAAGGAAATGATCGAAAACACTAAAGCGGATTTAGTAGATGCGGGAAAAAGCCAAAGCCAACGGCTGAGAGGCGTTCTTTTTGTCAACTGGCAGAACGATAACTTAGGCTATGAATCTTTCCATGATTATTATATTAACCAACTCGATAAAATTATTAATCACTTCAAATCAAAATTACCATGACAAAACCTATGACCATCGAAACAGATGACTTTAACACGATCATCAGATTAGCCCAAAGCGGTGAGTTAACATCGCTATCCATTGACTGGATTAACACACTTTTGCATTGGAACTTCTTTTATCAGGCAACTTTTATTTTTAAGCCATGAAAATACTATCATTATCACGAGAAACGCTTTTTGAGTGTGATGCGCCAACAATTAAAGAAACATTAATTATAGCAGTAAAATCCCGAGCTAACCTATCCGGAGCTGACCTATCCCGAGCTAACCTATCCGGAGTTTACCTATCCGGAGCTGACCTATCCGGAGCTTACCTATCCGGAGCTGACCTATCCGGAGCTTACCTATCCGGAGCTAACCTATCCGGAGCTAACCTATCCCGAGCTAACCTATCCGGAGTTTACCTATCCGGAGCTAACCTATCCGGAGCTAACCTATCCGGAGCTGACCTATCCGGAGCTTACCTATCCGGAGCTAACCTATCCCGAGCTAACCTATCCCGAGCTAACCTATCCCGAGCTGACCTATCCGGAGCTGACAATTCAGAATTGACAATTGCAAAAACGAGGATACTCCCTGATGGTGATATTATTGGATGGAAAAAATGTTCAAATAATATTTTAGTAAAACTTCTTATCCCCAAAGAAGCAAAAAGATCATCAGCATTTGGCCGGAAGTGTCGCGCTGAATACGCTAACGTTTTAGAAATTATCGGAAGTGATATTGCATACAGTTCACACGATGAATCATTCATTTATAAAATAGGTGAAACAGTTAAACCAAAAGATCCATTTTCTGAAGAATGGACAGAAGAATGCGCATCTGGTATTCATTTTTTTATTACACGCTTAGAAGCCGAAAATTATTAAAATATGACACAAGTAGAACTCCTCCGAGATGCCCTGTTATATGGGGTAAAAATTGACCGTGTTAATGCCTTCCAACAGTGGGGCATAGCAGACTTACGCTCACGCCTGAGCGATGTAAAGCGCGTTTATGGAATCGTGCCAAAACGCCAAACTAAACCTGGTAAACGGTATTTGGAATATTGGGTTGAATCACCTAAATCTTTACAGGTATGACAATCAGAGACTACCCTATCAAAGAGCATAGCTTCATCTATGCCACCGAGCGTGCCAAAGAAGAAAGCCGCGAACACCCGGACCACTTCATTTATTTATTTAAATCAAATCAGGGATATTACTTGATAGATGTTTTGGGATTACCTAAGTTTGATGACGAAAGATTGATAGCTACCTATCGGAAAGGAGAAAAGACGCTATGAATTATTTAATCTACTATGAGGGGACTCCATTTTATACTAATTGGTTTGATTCCGATAATAACTTTATTGATGGCATGGTTGTGTTTAATTTGCTTAGTCGACAGTATACCATAAATGGAAAAAACTGGATTGATATTAAACAGGATCATTTATGAACACAAAGAAAACAAAATCCTCCTCCGGTGATACTTCCGCTACTCATCCGTATATCAAACATCTTGTAGGAATGGAAGTAGAAACAAGCAAGATAGACCGATCTGTTAAACCTTATAAAATAACTATAATTAAAAAGATTTTATGACCTATACCGAGTTTTTAGAAAGTAAAAAACATACCTCACAAAATTACGGTATTGATGTTAATTGGTTTCCGGATGGCTTATTTGATTATCAGATACACGTTGCCCAATATGCAATACGAAAAGGCCGCTGTGCTGTTTTTCTTGATACCGGATTGGGTAAAACAATTATAGAACTGACCATTGCAAAGAATTACGAGTTTACAACAAAGAAGCCGGTACTGATTATCACTCCGCTTGCGGTGGCTTTTCAGTTTATTAAAGAGGCACGAAAGTTTGGAATTACCGATATTCAGTACTCAAAGGATGGACACTTTGAAAGTAAGATAGTAGTTTGCAATTACGAAAGACTTGATAAGTTTAACTGGCAGGATTTTGATTGTGTTATTCTTGACGAAAGTTCTATCCTGAAAAACTTTGACGGAGCGATAAAGAACCAGGTTACTACCTTCTTGAAAAAAGTAAAGTATCGTTTCTTGTTTACGGCCACACCATCGCCAAACGATTACATAGAACTTGGCACAAGTTCAGAAGCTTTGGGCTATCTTGGTTATACCGATATGTTAGGCAAGTTTTTTAAGAACAATAATAACAACACCGTTAAAATCGGTCAAATTGCAATGGCTCGTCAGGGCGTTGAATGGTATTTAAAACCACACGCAGAAACAGACTTTTGGCGTTGGGTTGCATCTTGGTCAATCAGTTGCCGTAAACCTTCTGATTTAGGATTTAGTGATGACCGTCATAAACTACCTGAATTGTACGAAGTGCAAACTGTTGTAAAGAATAAAAAGCCATTGGCAGTAAACGGTCAGGAACAGCTTTTTAATATGCCAGCAATGGACTTTCGAGAGATTAAAGCAGAAGTAAGGGCCACTATTGATGAACGTTGCTCTATGGCGGTTGAACTTGCTAATCACCACGACATTACCGTATATTGGGTAAACTTAAATGATGAAGCCGACCGTATATTAGAATACGATAAAAACGCAATTGAGATCCGTGGACAAATGGATTTAGATCAAAAGGAGGAAGTATTAACCGCTTTTAGTGAAGGCAAAATAAAAAAGCTAATCACAAAGTCATCCATCACAGCCTTTGGTTTGAACTGGCAACACTGCAACCATACGACCTATTTCCCCACTTACTCTTATGAGCAATATTACCAGTCAATAAGACGATTCTGGAGATTCGGACAAACAAAGCCGGTAACGGTTGACCTTGTTTTGTCTGATGGACAAAGCCGTATTATTCAAAGCCTTTTAGTCAAAAAAGAAAAGGCCAATCAAATGTTCGAAAAGCTAACTAAAGAGACGAACAGCGATTTTAAGATACATACAAAAGGATTCGATAAACAATTTAACCTACCCTCATTTTTATGATTAAAGACCAAATAACAACAGACCGCTACACAATTATTAACGCTGATTGCATGGACGTAATTTCAGCAATGCCATCGAAAAGTATTGACCTATCAATCTATTCACCTCCATTTGCAGGGCTTTACAATTACTCTAGTCATGAGAAAGACTTTTCAAATTGTGAAAGCAAAGAACAATTTTTAGAGCAATACGATTTTCTTGTTGAACAGATTTCAAGGGTAACAAAGCCAGGCAGAATAAGCGCGGTACATTGTACAGATGTTTTTGATAACCGTTCTTTCCTTTGGGACTTTCCCCATGAAATTATCAGAATTCATGAAAAGTACGGTATGCATTATCGGAACCGGATAACAGTTTGGAAAGAACCTTTAAAGGTTCGCATGAGGACTATGGTTCAAAGCCTTATGCATAAATTTATAGTTGAGGATTCTACCAGATGTTTTACCGCCATGCCCGACTATGTTTTGATATTCACTAATTCAGGTGAAAATGAAATTCCGGTTACTCACTTAAACGGGTTGAGCGAATATGAATATTTTGGCGATGTTCCTTTTCTTCCTGCCCATATTGAAACGTATGGCAACTATGAGGACTTCGCTAAAAAGTGGAGGGCATTTAATGGAGACCAAAGAGAAAATAAATTAAGCCATTTGATGTGGCAACGTTACGCCTCCAGTGTTTGGGATGATATCCGAATTGATAATATATTACCTTTCCGTGATAGCAAAGAAGAAGATGACGAAAAGCACGTTCACCCATTGCAATTGGATTTGATAGATCGATTAACCGTTCTTTACTCTAATCCCGATGAAGTTGTATTGACTCCATTCATGGGTGTAGGTAGTGAGGTTTATAGTCCTGTTTCACTTGGGCGTAAGGCTATCGGTATTGAATTGAAGGAAAGCTATTTTAAACAGGCTAAAATAAACCTGGAATTTTGTAAGTCAAGATTTCAAAGTGCAAACCAACTTTCATTAATATGAAACTCAAAGACCACATCATTCGGCCTTACGAATCTAACAGGCCAGCTTTGCAATGCCTTCAGGCCATCGCCATAGGATTAATTTCCCCAGTTATCATCTGCGCTTTGTTTCGTATTGTTAACTATTTAATTACAGGATCATGAATAACTCAACTTTAATCGTAGGAGCTATCCTTATAGCATGGTGTTTTATTGTCTACCTAAT